ATGATCGTTGTCGCCAAGCTGCAAACCGGCTTTGACGAGAAGAAATTGCACACCTTATTCCTGGACAAAGAAATCAAGAGGATCAGTGCCATTCAAACCATTTCACGCGTAAACCGCACGACGAAATACAAGAACGACTGCAAGATTGTTGATTTTTCCTACAACAACGTGAATGTGCAAAACATCAAGGATGCCTTCGAGCATTTCTCTGATGTGGTGGTGAGTGACTTCGATTCGTTTGGCGACAAAAAGGTGCTGGACGTATTGCTGACCGAATTGAGGAGGTCGGATACCTACGACAAATTCTTTGCCGTATTCATGGGTATCTATAAGGACGCCGCCAAGCGCGACGAGCCAGAGAGCTATTTGGACTTTGAAAGCAGTCTGAAGAAATACATCGATGCCAACCCGCAGCGTACCGCAGATACCAAAGCCAAGGCTTCGCAGTATTTCACCATTCTCAATCGCATTAAATACGTGATTGAGTTGGATGCAAAGTACAGCGAACCGAGCTTTTTATTCTTCTGGCGAAAGTTCAATACGCTCTACAACATGCTGCATCGAAGCGAGGACATCAAAGACCGGATTGAAGTGTATTTTGACAACCAGATTGGCATGGTTGAAGTGGTCGCTGCCGAACCGAAAAAGAAGAAAAGAAAGCCAATAGAAGTTGCTGAGGGAGCTCTACCCGACCCCGGTGGGCAGTTTGATATTTTGGCCATCATTGCCGCCCGTAACGAACAGGAAGCAAAGACAGGGATATTGATCAAAGATTTTGAAGCCAAGATTGTTGACTTCTTCCGCTACGTGCGCGAGTCCAGCGAGGGTGAACGATTGATCGTCAAGATCAATTCTCATGTTTCCGAGAATGAAATCTATGACGACTTTGCGAAGATTTATCGTCGATACAAAGCACTGCATCGACAAAGCGTAGGCGATTATTTTTTCAAGGAGACTGAAGATCTCATTGATAAGTTGTGTGACGATTTCGAGGCGAATATCAGGAACGAAGCATGAGCACGATTACCCCCCCCACTATCGGAGTGTGCAGAAGCTACTGCAAAGCCGTTCGTTTTCGATTGACGAATATCAACGTGAATACAAATGGGAAAAGAGCAACATTGACGAGCTCTTGATTGATCTTCAACTGAAGTTCCAAAGTTACTACAGGGCTGGTGACGACACCCGCATGGTGAGCAACTACGACGAATACTTCCTTGGCTCAATCATCGTCAGTAGCCGGAATGGCCGAAGCTATCTGATTGACGGTCAGCAGCGCGTCACATCCTTGTCGTTACTTCTCATCTGTTTGTACCGTGCGTCCAAAGAGCAAAATCTTCAGGTTTTGCAGACCATTGCGCCCCTGATATTTAGTGACAACTTTGGGGAGCCAAAATTCAATCTGGATATCGCAGAAAGGCTGCCAGTCATAGAAGCCCTGTTCAAAGGAGATCCTTTTAATCCAGATGGCAAGGACGAATCCATCCAAACAATGCACGCACGCTATCGTGACATTGAACAAAATGATCTCATCGCCGATTTAGGTGATTCTCTCCCATATTTCGCCTATTGGCTCATGACGCGTGTTGGTTTGATTGAAATTGCAACTGACAACGGATAACTATGCCTACGCGATTTTTGAGACCATGAACGACCGTGGCAAGCCGTTGAGCCCAGTCGATATGCTGAAGGCTTATCTGCTTGCCCCCATCCTTGACGAAGACAAACGGCGTAATGCCAACCAAGTCTGGAAAAAGAACGTACTTGAATTGATCACGTGGCGTGGTGAGCATGAAGTCGAAAGAGATGCTGCCTGCATTAAGGCGTGGTTCAGGGTCCAATACGCTGAGAGTATTCGTGACCGCAAAGCTGGATCAACTGATAAAGACTGGGAGCTGATCGGCTCAACGTTTCATCGTTGGGTGCGAGACAACCACCTGCGGCTCAAGGTGGGCGGTGACAACGAGAATTTGGCGCTGATCACTGACAAGTTTCCGTTTTTCAGTAAAGCTTATCGCATCGTTTTGGATGCAAGCTTGAACTACACCCCCGGACTTGAAGCAGTTTTTTATAACGCCCATAACGAATTCACGTGGCAAAGCACGGTACTCTTCGCGCCACTTGTCGTTACAGATGGCGACGAAGTTGTTCGAAAAAAACTGGCCGTCACTGCAACCTATCTCGACATTTGGTTGATGCGTCAAACTGTCAATTACATTTGCGTTGGCTATTCAAGCACAAGCTATGCAATGTATCTGCTGTGCAACGACATTCGCGGTAAATCACTCCCGGAACTGGTGTCCATCCTCACAAATAAACTTACGCAATCGGACATTACATTCGACGGAAGCGTCAGCAAAGGAAGGGCCGGCATCAACGGTCTGAGTCTGAATCAGTTCAGCCGCCGCTATATCTACCATTTGCTTGCGCGGGTTACTTCGTTCGTTGAGGTCGGCTCTGGCAAGTCCGACTTGTTCGATAAATACGTAGATCGAAGCAGCCCCAATCCATGCGACATAGAACATATTTGGGCTAATGACTTCGATCAATACCGCACCGAATGTGTCAGTCAACAGGAATTCGATGGGTTGAGAAACCGGGTCGGTGGGTTGTTGCCGTTACCCGCAGATGTGAACAGAAGCTACCAAGATAAGTCGTTTCAAGACAAATCGCCGCATTACGCAAAGCAAAATCTGTACGTTGCAAGCTTGACAGGAAGCACCTACGAGCATCAGCCGCAGTTTGATAATTTCAGAAGCACGCGCGGCTTGCCATTCAAGCCATATCAAAAATTTGGTAAGGCTGAGCAATTGGAGAGGACATTGCTTATCAAGCAGATGGCGAACCAAATTTGGTCACATGAACGACTGAAAGACTACCTGGTCTGATCGGCAACTAATGAAAGGGAGGTCGTGCTAATTTCAGCCTCCCGCCTCAACACAAGTCCAGGTAATACTCTGCCGCCGCCGTAAATCCACCGGCGAAGTTCCTGCACCACGCCTGGCCAATTCCGCTGATTGACCCGCCGCCGAAGCGTGGATGTCTGCAGCCGCCCAGCGCCAAGATTAAACGTGAAGTCGACGATGGCCGCCAATCGTTCTTCTGGTTCGGTGGCAAGCACTGGGCAATAACGAAGTGTCGCTGCCAATGCTGTTTGCAGATCACGCGCCAAATAGACCTCGGCTTCTGCCTCCGTGATCGCCGGGCGCTTGGGGTCGCAAAGATGGCCGTACCCAATCGTCCAAAAACCTGCGGGACAGATGTACGGAACGGCGGTGATCTCGATTTCGCGCTTCACCCTGCGCTCGAAACCCTCGAAGCGCTTGACCAGTTCGATGGCCGCATTTGGCGCCTCGATCACGACCGAACCTTGTCAAACACGCGGCCCAAAAACCAGAAGTTCAGAACCCCCCGCCCACAGCGCCTGGTCGGCCTCAGTCCAGGCGTGCAGAACTGCTGTGCCCCAGTCGGCACCAGCGGATAGGGCTGACGCAAATGCCGCTGTCTTTGCCGCGCAGTACAGCACCATGAACCAATAGGTGATCACTGGGCGCACAGTACTGGAAAGCGCATCTGCCCACGTCACCCCAGTTTTCTCACCCTGCGTGCGAACAGCCTCGCGGAGGCTTTCGATTGCGCCAGTGTTCCAAGCGCTCTCGGACGCCGCACCGATCTCGGCCATTCGCTGGGCATCGCGCAGTTTCTCAAACTCCAACGCCTTGTCCTGCATAGCCAATTCGTGGACTCGCTCCCCTTGGCGGTCGAACCATTTCAAGACCTCAGGAGCCAGGCGAAACGCACCGCCCAGCAAGCCACCCAAAAGTGTCTCGATCATTGGGGACCTCCCATCAGCCGTAACTTGATGACGATGCCGACCAGCAGTGCAGCCAACACTCCGGTGGTCAGTACCTTGACCGTGGTTTGCCAGGCCGTACGGCGCGCTTCTCGCCATGCATCAATGAGACCTCTCGCAGGTCGCGGATGTCGGCGGCGGCGTGGCCGTTTTCAAGGCCAAGATGGGCAAGACAACGTTCGGCCCCACGTTCAGCGACACGGTCGAGCAGTTCATCGAAATCTTCTTTGCGCAAGAGCAGCATGTTTTCAACAAGGGTGGCTTGGTCTGAGTCGGTCATCAAATGGTCTCCAAAAAAACAAAGCCCGCACTGGCGAACCAGGCGGGCAAATCAGTGAGGGTGGGATGTGGGTCAGACGGCAACGACCTTGATCGGAAAGGCCTTGCGCGTGCTCGCGGCCTGGCGAACTCCGGCGGCACCAAACAGGTCTTTTCTGTCCTCGCGGAAGTCCCCCTCGATGCGCACCGGAACATAGCCCGTCAGGAATTCAATCCCCGCCGCAAAGATTGGCACTGCGTCCGAGTAAGCGTTATCGCAAGAGGTGTCCCACAACGGCCCCTTCAGGAACATGCACGAGCCCTGACAGATTTGCAGCATTGGGTAATTCGGGCAGTCGTCCTGCTTACTCCAATGCGTCGCCGTGTTCAGCTTCACGTTGGCCAGATCGGAGGCATAGCCGATCTTGTGCAACTCGCCGTTGGGCGCGATCCCCTTGATGCTTACGTTTTGGCATGTCAGTACATTGCAATTCAAGTCCACGGCGATGGCGTCGGATTTATCCATCCCACACTTCTGTCCCAGGCTGGCTGCTGGGCGGGCGGTGCGAATTGAGTCAATAAACCCCGTGATGCGCCCGCCCACAGCATCGAAATTGTTGGCCATGCCTGAGCGAATCTCGCCAAAGGCTTGGTTGCGATACGGGGTCACATCCTCGGGCCGCAGCGACAGTGCTTCACCCTCTCCTCGTCATAGGCGTCCACAAAAGAACCCTCCCCGATGCGCACCTGCAGGTCGCCCGTCAACTCAATGAAGAACTGCTGCACCCCCGCCCGCGAGGTGTTCTTGCGGTTGAGCATGGCGTTGAAGAACATCATCTCTTTAGGCGCCAGGCATCGGTATAGGTCGAGGATCGCGTCGCGCTTGACTGGATCTTGCAGCGGGTCTTGGCCACGCACGCTCTGGCCGGGGCCGTCGTGTGACAGACCAATCGATAATCCGATGTCCTCAATCCAGTCGTTGATCTCCCGCGTGAGCAGCGACCCGTTGGTGATGATGCTCATCATCGCCTGGGGGTAGCGCGAGCGCATAGCCTCGGCCAGCGGGCGCAGCGTCTTGATATAGACCAGCGGGCTCACCACCCCAGAACTCTATCTTCTCGGGCGGTGTCTTGACCCATTCATCCAGACCAGCCAAAAAATCAGAAATGTCGTTCGGGTTGGTTTCGTCGGCACGCGACACGAAACGCTGGCTGCAATACTCACACTCGTAGTTGCAGTACAGGCCCAGGCTGATCTTGAGTGTCTTAGGGCTTGTCTTGGCCAGCGGCGTCTGGCGCGAGACAACCGGGGCAACGCGGCGTCTTGTTGCTGCCATCACCGGCATGACCGGATGGCCGTTTACATCGGTCAGCACGCTGGTCTGGTTGTCGTAGTGCAGCACGGCGGTATCGCCGCTGGGTTTGAGTGCGTGAAGAGTGAACTGCGCCATCAGACGACCTCCGCCCGGCTTGCAAAATACTGCGCCTGCAAGGCTCGAATGCCGGCCTTGTGCGCCGCCACGCCAGCAATCGATCCTGTCGCACCGCCGTGATCGGTGGACGAATTCGCCTCGATGGCCTGCTTCAGCTCGTCCGCCCAGGCCGGGGCTGGCTCGCCCTTCATCAGCGCGAATACGACGGCTGACAGCAGGTCAATCTGTTTTTCCAGAGCAGCGATCGAATCCTCGAGCTTGATCTGCGCCAGAAGTTTCCGCTTGGCCTTGTTGCGAATCACCAGCTCAGAGAACGTGCCCACCTGCTCGGCCAGCCACAGTCGCGGCCTAGCGTAGTGCAGGTCTTCACGGGTCATGCGTGTGTGGACAACACCGTTCGGTACTTGGCCGACCGCCAAGCGCGTGTGCAGGTGGATGTCATCGCCCACAAAGCCCATCAGGAATAACTGGCTCTTGGCCGTCACATCTGCCAGCGTCTTGCGATCGACCACGCTTGAGGCAGTCGAGCGCGTATTAAAGCGCTCGGAGTCCCACACCAGGCCAATGTCGCTCTCAGCGCCTGGGTGGCCACTGGCGATGTCGGGCTTGCGGTACGGCAGTCGCGGGTCGAGCACCACAGAGCAGCCATCCATTTCGACCCGCAAGCAGACATCATCGACCACCAACAGCGCCATCATCTCGGCCTTACCCGGCCCCTGCTGGGCGGTTGTATTGGCCTCATTTGCCTCATTGACCAGATCAGAAATCACATAAATCATCTCAAGTTCTTCCGTAATGTTGGGGCCAAGGCATACGCACCTGCGCCACGATCTGGACGAAGGGCTCGTGACCCATATAGGGGTGTGCGTTGTGCGGCAGATGCGCGGGGTAGATCGCCATCAAGCCCGGTCGCGGGCAGACATCAATCGAGTGAAGATGCTCACCCGGTAGGCGAAGGTCAGAAATATGGCGCGAGGGGTCTTCCAGCTTGAAGATCGGCACGCTGGTTCACATCGGAGCCAATCTTCGAAACGTCCCCGCTGGGCCAGTAGGCGACGCCGATATCGCTCTCCGCACTCTCGGTGTGGGTGCTGATGTGATCGCCATGACGCAGCATCACGCCGCGCTGGCCGACGTTGATGCCATCTGTCTTATTGAATCCGCAGTAATCTGCGCAAGCCTTAGCTACACATCGAGACAGCCAGCCAATTGAATCGCAGTCGGTCTCGTGCAGATCGCGCAGGCGCAGCTCATGATTCGATTCGGCTTGGCCCTCACACCCGGCAATGACAGCTTGAATCAGGCGTGCGTTATGCGCGTCCACGTCCTCGCCGAAGTGCTCAATGGTCATGACCGGGGTCGGCCAAAGGAACTGGTTTTTGATTCTTCTGGACATCTCAGCAGCCGCAGTTGCGGTCGCAATTGCAGTTGTAGTAGTGGCGGACAGTTCGAATAGCGACTTGTCCGCCGTTGTCGACCAGCTCTCGTTGATAGCCCATCATATTTCCGCCGCCGTAGCAATTGATGACGTTGGACTCTCCAGGCGAGCAGTTACCGGTGTTGCCTGCACCAAAACCTTCGCGCACGCAGTTGCTGACGGAGTTGACGAAGTAGTCATGCAACCAGCCGTAGTTGGCGGCCCATACCTGCCCGGAGTTGTTGGCATACATGTCCCAGCCGCCGCCATTGTTCAAGAACCCCATCAAGTTGCCGTTGACGTGCAGGGATCGCGTCACGTTGTCGGTGTCCTGCATCGTGATCGTCGGAGCGGTGTTTTGAATCGTCAGATTGCCTGTCATCGTGTCACCCGTCTTTGCTACCCGGCTGGACAGATCGATGTTGACGCTTGCATTGCCATTTGCATCGGGCCCAGCGCCGTTGACCGAGCGCACGAAGGCCGTGGAGTTGAGTCCATCGAGCAAATCAGAGTCGGCCGCCTTGGCTGTCTTGCCAAGATAGGCAGCATCGTGGTTGTGACCGGCGGCCGCAAAGGCAGTGGCGTGCTGACCATCGAGCAGGTCGGCATCGAGCCCGGTTCCTGACCCATCGACCGCCAGCACGTCGGCAGCGGTGTAGGACGCCGCATTCAGCTTGGCCGCGAACTGAGCATCAATGCCACTGGCCAGATCCATGATCAAGCGCCAGTTGTCTGGGTTGGTGCCGATCAGCTGGTAGAGCTTTAACTGGTCCGTGCGGTAGCACAGCATCCCAAGTTGCTGGTTGGTCGTCGGAAAAGTGCTGCCGCTGTTGCAGGAAAGCGATGTGCGGTCGTTATTCAGGATCTCGATGAGCGAGTCTGAAAGCGAACGTGACGACGGAATGTCGGTAAAGTTTTGCATTTAGTACCCCTGTGCAATCCAAGTGAAGGAACCGACAACCCGAGTGCTGAACGTGTTTTCCAGAACAGCGGTAAAGCCGCCTGTTGTGATGGGGCCAACTAGCCACGCTATTGCCACGACCGTTCCGCCTTTGTGGGTCATAGTGACTTCTGGAGGGACTCGAAAGGAGCGTGTGAAAGCAATCGAAACACTGACTGCTGCGTCGGTAATCTGCGCTGTTCCACGGTCAAAAATGTCGGGTACGTCCACCGTCACTCTCAGCGCGTCAATGAAGCCACGGTCTGAATTTTTTGACTTCAAAATTGCACGAAACAGAGCGCGCCGATAGGTGTAGTCACCCTGAATGAAATCTCGAAAGTCGGTGTAGCCCGGTGGATGTCCAGACTGAACGATGGCTAAAAAGTCATCTTCAGAGATCTCACCGCTGGCCACAATCATGTCGCTGATAACGCCATTGGCATGCCTGCGGTACTGCTCAGCAAGAAGCAACGCCTCTTGAGCGGTCAGCCTCATTGCCTTTTTCAGTGCATCGGATACGCCGAAACCGTCTGTGAGGTCGCGTCGGTATGCCACCGTTCTGCCCAGGGCTTCGCCAATGGCCACGGCTTGGGCAACTCGCTTGATTGCGTGGCGAGTCACCTGGTCGGAAGTGTCAAAGGATTCTGTCAGTGGCTTTCTTATTTGCTTGGCACCCAAATCATTTATGCCAAGGCCTTCACTAACTCGCAGTACAAAGGCAATAAGGTCGGTGTAGGTTTCAGCAAAAGCGATTGCCTCTGCAACCTGCTTTGTGATCGCCCGGTCAAGGTCGTCGTTGAGTCCAAAAGCCTCAGATCTGTTTTTAGCGATTAACTTTTGAATGGATTCTGAGACGGGCAGAACTTCAGCCAGACGCTTAATACTGTTTTGGCGAAGTGAATCGGACCATGCAAGGCTTTCATTGTTGGTTTTTGTGAGTTCGTTAGCCAGGTAGTCAGCGGACTGAAATGACTCCACAATTTGCTTTTTATTGTTTTTTGCAACGCCTTCTGCAAAGGCGATCGATTCAACCCAACGTAATACAAAAGCGATGAGGTCCGAGTAGGTTTCAGAGAATCCAACCGACTCAGACTCATGCAAAGTGAATATGTTTTTTTCGGTCTTCTGAAATTGGAAGGCTCTCACTAGAACGCTTTGTCCAGCTTCGCGATCCAGTTTCGATAAAGGAAAGCGTTGCGGCTACAGCAAGGCTGTAAACCGCTGGGTAGGCCGCTGTCCAGCTTTTACCTGCACTGGCACTCGACCATGTGAATCCAGCCGATGCCCAGGTGTATCGCGACCCCTGGGTTTCATTAACCGTCACCGTTTCAGGCATGACGTTCAGCTCATCGCGAAGGTGAAAACGGCGATCAGGCTGTCATCAGCACCTTTGTTGACAACAGGAAACACCACTCGGTCAAACATGATGCCTGCTGACGCTGCATTGAATACCCCTGCATCTGTGATTGCACCGGTGCCATCACCAGCCAGAAAATCAGCTGTGAAAGTAAATGTTTTGGTGCCAGCGGTGTGGGCGTAGGTCGCAGCGTTGCGGTCAGGCTCTGTCACCAGCGCTGACTGCGCTGCTGCGGCTGCGGTAGTCCCTGTGCCAAGGGCAATAAAGCCCATCACGTTGGGACGACTGACAGACTTTCCAATGGCATCAGCAATAAAGTCGAAGCCCACGTTGACGATGATGTTGTCCTTGTGAACGGTTTCAACCTCGCCGTTGGCACGGTGCAGGATGAGAGTCATCGCGCCATAAAGCTGCATAGATTCTTGGATCATAAAAGTCCTCATTTAAAAAAAATGACGCTGTCTCTTGCGAGAGCAGCGCCACGGTTGGGTGAAATTTGGTTGAGCTAGATTTAGTACAAACGCAGGCTTGTAAAGGTGCCGACCGGCGCTATTGCAGTGCTCGCCGAATCGACATCACCACCCATTCGTCCCGCAAAGAGTCGGCGCTCGCTGGCCGTTTGACAAACACCAAGACAAATCCGGTCCGTAATGGATACAGAGAGCGCCACGCTCACTCGCTTTGAGAGATGGTCTTCCAAGAAAAAGGAGCCATTTGAAACGTCATATCCCACGAGCAGTTGCCCCGATAAGCCTGTCGCTGCCCAGATGACACAAGTTGTAATCTTAGAAGGCGCAAACCAGAATGACGTGTGAAAGACTTCTGGAATGCTCACACTCCAAGCGACTCGGGTCGTGTCCTTGACCATCGGCCCGTCCCCATAACGACCTGCGGCGTAACTCATGCTTGCTGCATGGCTTAGCAACGGGTTACCAAGACCGCCAGTGGAACCATTAAGCCTCCAGCCGTAAATTTCTCCGATTTGCAACGCATCTTCATGCGCAATTTGAAACCGTGCATCCACGTTGGTAATTGCACCGTCATAAGCCCATTAGCGTTTGGCAGCGTCGCTGCTCCAAGGAAAGTTCGCCTCCATCCACGTTGTACGGTCATCAACCGATGCCCCCAAACTGTTGAGTAGCGTGTTCTGCGCACGGATGAGTGACACCAAGTCCAACTCAAACAAATACTCAGCCGTCTGAGCACCGGTGCTCATGCGCAGCACATTTCGGCCATTGACCGAGACGACCGATGCGAAGTGCTTGGTACCAGGAAACTCTAAGGTCTGTTCATCGCGGGCGAGGATCAGATTCGCGTTTTGAGGTTGGGCCACCACCGTCGAGACAAAGGTCGGGGTGTCGCTGTAAATCCCAGGTGAGGCGATTGCTTTGATCCAAAACTTACGCTCGCCATCAAAGCCGGAAGGCAGCGTGTAGCTGGTGGATTTGACCTCGGCAACAAAAAGCGAAGCGTCCCAAGCCGCACCTTCGCGTAACTCGTAGCCCACCACCTCTGGCTCAGGGTTAGGTTGCCAGCGAAATTCCAAACGATTGGCCGATTGCACAACATCGAACTACCGAACTGTACTTGGAGCAAGCAAATTCAGCACAAAGGTTGTGACATGCGCACTGTAATTTCCAGAGGTATCAATCGCACGAATGTGATACGGGTACTGACCAACTGCACTTTGATCATGCAACATCTGTGTACCTGACGTCTTGGCCACCAGTTGAGCGTTATCCCAACCTGGCCCAACGCGCACCTCGTATCCTGAGAGGTCAGCATCTGGCAGTTCATCCCAAGCAATCATCAGGTCTGAAACTCTGCGCTGGACCGTAAATCCAGTGACGTCCGATGGCGGTAACGTCTTGCCCAGCACTACCCCGCTGAGCGTTGCGGGAACGCTCTCCTTACGGGTGATACCAATGGCTCTTAGACTGAACTCGTACTGCCCCTCTTGGGCGACACGAATTTCAGCGTAGTTTGCGCTGGTCAGTGGCAGGCTTACGAAGTTTCCGCCTGCGACCTGGTAAGACAGCCGGTAGGCAATGGCGGTTTGAACCTCGGTCCATGAGACCTGGACCAAGACTTGAGCCTGGTCTTTTACCCGGTAAAGACTCTCTTGCATTGCCAACCCCGTAGGCGGTGGAGGAATGTCCGAAAGCACAGTAATAGAGCGTGGCTGCAACGCCAAGCCATCTTCAATTGCTGCATATTTGCTGGGGTTGTGCGCCAGTGCTGTAACTTCATGGACACCCGGATCGCGCTCAACGACAGCCACCACCCTAAAAAGCTGCGGCTCGATGATTGAGGATGCCAACATCCAAATTGCATCAACTTGGGGGACCGAGTTGAACGGTATCGTCACCGCCAGAGTGCGACTGGATACAGGCCCCACCAGTCGCTCCTCGACAGTTCCATTCGGCAAAACGACCGAGAGCCGCCAAGGTAAATCGGCTGGCAACTCTTGATCAAGCGTGACAGTGCTAGCCGTTGCAGCGGCGATCCGACCACCCATGCGCATACCGCCGCGAACAGGATCAGCGACCTTGATGACGTCACCCGGACGCACCACTGCACCTTCAAGGCCCGTTCGGAAAGTGACAATTTCTGACTCAGATTGCTCGGAGAACAAAAGCCATTTGCCCACCCGGTGGGCCTGACCTCGAGCAGTGCAACCGAGTGCAACTACATCGCTTTGCACAATCCCATAGCGGGCGATACCTGCGGCATCTTCGACATATTCAACCTTCTGGCGGTAGAAATCATCTGGATCATTCCAGGTCACGAGTGCCACGGTGTGACGAACTTTAGCTGAAGACCCTTGGTGGGCAAACTCACCGTCTACCACGTTGCCGGGGACGAATTGATACACCGCATCACTGGGTGCATCCTGCGTGACCGTGATTGCTCCACACGACCAATACACCATGCCTCGAAAAATCGAGGCCATGTCCTGCACGACCTTGTAAGCCTGCTCGCGCGTCTGAAGATACAAGTTACAGGTAAAGCGTGGCTCAAAGCCCCCAAGCCCGTTAGGAACCAACTGGTCGCAATACTGCGCCACTCGGTAAAGCGCCCATTTGTCGACCTGTGACTCAGGAATATATCCACTCAAGCCGTACCGGGTGCTGGTGACCAGGTCATAGAAACACCACGCAGGGTTGTCTGTCCATGCGATTTTGAAGGTTCCGTTCCACACGCCACTGTAGGTTCGCGTACCAGGGTCATAATTCACCGGCACACGGACACGCAGCAGTTTCATGTCGTAGCTGCGTCGTGGGATGCTTGAGAACTGAGAAGCATCTACCCTCAACGCAACCAAGGCGCTGTTGGGATAGCGCAGCCTGTTCTCAACAACTTCGGTGTAGGAGTCGAGGTAGGTCTTGTTCTGGATGGCGCTGGAGGTTGAATCCGCCGTGATACGTCGAACACGAATTTTCCACGGACCGTTACCGGTTAGCGGCACGTAGTAACTGCGCTGGTACTTGGTCGTGGTCTTACCTGAGATCGTGTCGTTTATGACTTCGACAAACCCGCCGCCGCTGACCTGCCGATCGATGGAAAACGATACTGAGCTTCCGTTCAGATCTCCATTGGTCGTGTCTTGGTTGGTCAGTTGCCCAACGCTTACCTTGATCCTGACTGCGTCTACATCCGAATCAGTGATTGAGCGAACCACAGGCTGGCTCGCCTTGATCTCAACGCCAACGGGTACCTCGTTTTCGACAGAAGAGAATCCTGGTACGTAGCTTTGCTGCTGTGTGCCATCTCTGGTATCAAGCGTTACACCAGAAAAATTGGTTGTGCCGTCGGCATTCTGTATGGGTGTGTCGTCCAGATATACCGATTGGAGTCCATCGATCAAACCCTCGATCTCACCCTCGGAAATAAGATCAACAACTCGTGCATAGGCTTTGGAGCGCAAGCTATCAGGCGCTTCTTGAGCTACGCGTGCGCTAGCACCCCCGCCCCCTTTGCCTCCACCTCCTACGCCGATGATTAGTTCAGTCATGCAGGAATCTCGTCGACATCAATACCTGCACTGATCACAGCCGAGCCCATAATCAATCGACCATAACCCACCGGCACTGGGTGACCCTGAGCTGTCGTGTTGACTGCACCGTTGAAGCTGTAACTGGGCTTGTTTTCTGGACGCTCAGATGGTTCAGTTGCTTTAGGTGTGGGTGCAATCATCTGCGCAACACCGCCAAGAATCATGGCTGTGCCCACCGAATAGAGTGTGGCCTGAGACAGAAATGCCCCCCGATGCAGCCCAGCCAAGTGGGTTCCACCATGCGACGGAAAGCAATACCGCCCCAAGCAAGATTTGTCCCAAACTATCTCCGCCTGCGCCAGACAATACCGGCGCAATCGTGATGCGCTGGGAGCCGGTAGGCTCGTGCAATCGCTCCAAGTTAAGGGAATCTCGGCCAGCAAGCACCCGGTAGCCAACCCCGCGTTCACCGGAGGCAACCAACTCTCGCTCAAAGGTAGGAAAGTTGGCACTAAGCGCGCGAATCGCTTCTGCGGCTGAGAAAATAGCAAGGGTATGCCTGCGCCCAAAGCTGCGTCCGAGTTCACCGAGAAGTATGACTGTGACCATATCGAATGACGTGCGTTGTAACTTTTTGCCAGTACCCGCCGTAGATATCGCGGCTGGAAAATCGTCCCTGTAAGTGATGCAGTATCAGTTCATCCCCGAGATAGATGGCGGCGTGATTGGGAACAGGCGAAGCAACCTGCATCAAGATGCAATCACCCATTTGAATTTCTTTTGACTTGACTTGCATAAAACCTACTTTTTCGAAGTTGTCGATGTACAAGTTCTCACCACGTTTCCACCAATCATCAAAGCGCACGAAGTTTGGAAGCACAACCCCACGCTCCGACAAGAACCAGTCCCGCAGCAACGCGTAACAATCAAGAACACCGTGAGACCATTCACGCCCCACAAGCGGTGCGACATAGCCAGAAGGCTGAATTTGCGCCCATTGACCACTTGGAAAACTGATGATGTGCCAAGGCAAACCACTGGCTTCACAAGCCACGCGGTCGGCCTGACTCGCTGTCGGAGGTAAACCCGGATGGCTGTGCACCACACCTACGATTTGCCCCCTTAAGTCAGCTTGTGCGAAGTCCTCGGGATGGATAACGAATTGATCCGTGCCCACGCCAATGTTTCGGCAAGATAAATACACCTCATAGCCACGACGGATCAAAAGCAAGCCACACGATTCGCGCGGATACTCCTCACGGGCGTGGTCCAATGCCAGAGACTGGTTCTCGCTTTGCATCAACGGATCAACCCAGCTGCGGGGAAACCGCCGAATGGAAGCTCAGCGTTTTGTCCAAACCGCATTTGGCATGAAGTCAATTGCTTGCCACAGATATCCTGAATGCTTGACACTATGGATTGATCGTTAGCGTTGAAATAATTTGAGCCTGTGTAGCCACACTCAGCTCCTCGGTAGCGCCAGGGACATACGTTTTGAACGATCTGCCTGCGCGGCAAAATTACGCCCTCAAGATCAAATGAAGCCGCGAGTTCGAACTCAACAACATCTCTTGTTTCACGTGACTTTCGATCCACGTAATAAATGTCATCGGCAAACTCCGCCAAAGGATCAGCAGTTGGGTTTGATCCGCCAGAAAAATTAACTGCGTCAAGGTATTTCGCAAGCGTTCGCTTGCGTGTGATCTTGGCACCCACCAAGTCCTGATAGGTAAGGACTAGCGCCGTAATCGCACCAGTGACGTTCGCCACGCGCAGACGCGGCCTTGGCACCTGACCATTGCCATTGAACTCAAATCCCTCGACTTCGATTGGAAATGCTTCGTAGGCGTTTGCCTGCCAAACCACAGGCTGCTGCAACGCATTTGTACCTGCATGAAAGCGCACTGGCCCCTGTCCAAAGATCGCCAGATCCAAAACGAACAGCTCAATGACACTACTGGGTGCGAGCTTTTGGATTTCCGAAGTGATGGCGACAGCAGTCATGAGAGATCAAATACCTGCTTAAAAGTTGCCCGGACAGATTCAATATTGGGCTCATCCACGGAACGACTCCATTCATCACAAACAAACTTGGCAGGCAATCCACCTGGAGGCGTCCAATCAAAGGCCTGGACTGCACCACGAGCCCGAAGAAAGTTGTCGATTGCTACGGCATCACTACTGGTACGACCGCGAAACTCCAGCGACCACACCTGCGGCTGTGTATTGATTCCGAATCCCAAGCGCTGTTCATAGCCATCACCAAAGGAGACACGGCGCACTGTGGGACGCATTGACAAATTGGCACCAACAGAAGGAGTCCAAGTAAATGTGGCCATTTATGCCCCCCTGCGACCGTCAAGTAGACCACCGGCACGTTTTTGCGCGAGGAGTTCTTTCCGCACTGCACTTGCTATAGCGCGGCCCAAATCGCGCCCACCTGGGTCATCACCACGGCCAGAGGCACCGGAGTCAATCAAACCGACGGAAATGTTGAAGACATCCCCGCCGCCGCCACCGCTCGCCCCCACACCACTCATGGTTACGGGAATTGATCGGCCATCAGGCAGCGGTACATAGGCTTCTGGGCGAGAGCCCTCACCAAAAAAGGCCAACTGAGGTGAATTGGCAATACCCCCGCTGGCATAGCTGCGTAGTGCAGTTGGACCTGCAGACGTCATGACACCACCGCTGGCAAAACCAAAGAACCCGGCCATGGCGTTGGCCAGGGGCAGTGTGATGGCCCTTTGAATCTGAATCCTGACTAAGTCAGAAATGATGGAGTTCGCCAAGGTTCTGAAATCAAGCTTGCCGCTCATCACAAAGTTCACCAAAGCATCAGTCATATCGTTAAATGCTCGGGTGGTAGCTGATTCCATTTGCTTACCGACCTGCTCGGCCTCTTCGGCAACAGAGCGCAAGCCCTTGGCAAAGCCAGCTTCCGGAGCAGACAGTTCCTTGACGCGTAAAGTCAAAAGAGATGCGCCATCGACTGCCTGTCGAGCCGCTTCCTCAATTTTTTTGAGGGCATCTGCTAGCTTTTCGTTAGCAGGCGCAGCTTCCGCCAATTCACGAGCCTGTCGAGCAAGCACTGACAATTGAAGACCACTTTCTTGGCGTGCCGTTGCCAGTTGCTGCAATGATTTCAGTTCACTGATAGCGCCCGTTTCACGCAAAGTTTTGATTTGATCTTCAACCGCACGAAGCTCCCCAAGCCCTCGGGCTGCTTGCTCTTGCAGATCCTTCATCGACTCGCCAGGCAACCGAATTTGGCGCTCCAAATTCGACTGTTGAGCGTCACGCTCTAGTCTTTGCCGTTTTAAAGTGATTTCAGCCAAACGATCCTGAAGCTTGAGTTTGTCTTGGGTGGTCTTAGCGACTGTCTCTAGGCCTCTGCGCAAGATCGTCTCTTCATCTGCAGACAGTGCACGAAGCTTTTCCGTGAAGTCTTCTTGCGCAGCCAAGCGTGCCTCACTCGCATCTTTAAAGCTCAGGTAGCCCTGACTTTCGTAGAGGTCGATGATTCTTTGCCTGTCCTTGAGGATGGCACTTTCAACATCCACCTGCCCCTGAAGACGCTTAATTTCGCTGTCTATTGCGGCCATTGCATTGGCCGAAACAGCGCCAGTCGCCGTGCTGTAATTCACTGCTTTCTGGGAGTAGCTGCCTGAGTGGCTGCGTTGGATGCCTCCGAATCTTTGCGGATCTCGTCAAATCGTTTAGTTACCGCATCTGCCAAAAGCGGCATATCCCAGAGCTCAACGTAGTTCTGGTTGGACTGCACCACGATGGCATTTCGCTTTTCAAGCGCTGCCTGCAAGCGGGAACGGTTTTCATTTGAAAAAGGATTGAGCCCTTTACCCCCCCGACAAGAATATGCCCGCCAATTCAATATCGGCCCAAACAGCAGAAAAGCTGCCGATGACCGATTTGATTGTATGGCCAATACCTCGGAAGTGCATCTATCACGACAGCAATCGCATAGGCCGATGTCTCTGCCCAATTTGTCAGAGTACCTTCAGACCGCATCCTCTGAAAACCGTCAACTGCATTGTCCGTTCCCAGCAAAAGTCGCTTGAGTTCTTGTGTCAAAACGGACATCGATGGAATAGCCGAGGTCACCAAAGTCTGAGCGACAAAATTTGACTCTGCTCGCATGCGGCCCATTGCCTTTGAAGCGTTGTCAGCCTCCTCAATTTGCTTAGCCGTTAAGCGAATGTTCAGGTCTTGGTTTTCAGCCAAATCTCTAAGAAACGGGAGCATGGTGGCACCCGACTTTCCAAAGAGCTCCATTGCAATAGCGGTTTTTCCAGCACCGTCCTCAAACTCCGCCAATTTAAGCGCGACATCATTCATGACATTTGCAGGATCGCGCAAAGTTCCACTGGCTTCTTTTGTGCGAATACCCAAAAACTGCAGCGCCTTCGTTGCTTCAGCAGTCTCATCATCAACACCTGCCAAGCCTTTGGAGAGTTTGGTGAGATTGCCGCCGATTGCCTTCATGGCCGTGCCTGAAATAGTGGCCACTGGTGCAAAGCCTGAAAGGGCCGCAGCACTTGCGCCTGTCTGCTCTGAAAGACCCTGAAGAGCCGCAGCGGCCTCGATGGTCTGACTAACAAAGTCTCTCAAGGCGGCAACAGAAGTCGCACCTATCGCTACCGCAAAGGTTATCCTGGCAATTGATGAGATCTGCTGCATCGAGGCCTTCATATCATTGGCATGTCGATCTAAAAGTCGCGCCGTCCGACCTAGATCGGCACGAAACTCAGAGGTTTCCGCCGAAAGCTTTACAACAAGTGAGCCTAGATCAGCCATGTTTTTTTGACCCTGTGTGCAAACATTGACTTAAAACGGGCGACGTTTAAAAGGACAACATCCGTACGGGCCTCTCATCCCATGGCTCTGGTCGATCGATAAACGGCATGAAATCTTCAGGCGTAAAAGAACGTGCATGCTTGGTACGGTTTGCGTTGGCAAAGGTTGACGCAATCACACTACTTCTCAAATCAGCCCGCATGTCGCCAAAGGGTTCCAGTTGATAAAAGGCCATCCACTCGGTGATCTCGTCCGAGCCGATTCGCGCCAAAAGCTCACGAACCGGCATGCCCAGCGCAAACGCCAAGCGAAAAGCGAAGCGACGAGTGGGATGGGCCTTTAGTCCTTTTTTGCTGATTCAGCCTGCTCGATACCGATACCGTTTAGACGCTGAGCTACAGCGAACACTCTGTCTAGTGCACGAGCACTTTTTCGGCCAAGCGCAACAATTTCGCCACCTTCAAAAAGACGACTTCCCATCGCATCGCACAGGGTGAGCGCAACAAGTCTGGCGCGAACGTTTTCCATACGGCCATCCCCTTTGCACCATCGCGAGCAATAAGGCTGCTCTCAAAGGCATCGCGGTCCGTACCGCTCATGGTGCGGACGTAGACGTCTCCACCCCACTCAGGCATGAGGACTGTTTCCCGCGGCAAATCATCGGCTGCAAGGATGGCTTCTTTGGTCAAAATATTCATAGTCTTTATGCCTCAGTGATGTCGCCATCGATTTCGATCGTGACGCTGGCTTCAACTACAGCATCCACATCACCTTGAACACTGAACTGTGTAACGTAGCCGTAGAAAGCCCATGTCGCAGCAGGCGTGGTGTCGGTGAAGGTGATCTTGAACTGGCGGCGCACGCGATTGGCTCGATCTGTACGAAGGCCCTGATGGACCGTGTCGTCAGGATTGAAGTGCAGGCTCAACGAGAGTTGACCTTCATCGCGAAGACCGACCTTCTTCTCTTTTGCTGTTGAAGCAAGATTGGTGACGTCAATAACTGAGGCTTAACCGCCAGGTCCCTGAAAGGAAATTACGTTGGGGATGGTCTCAAAGGTTGTGGCTCCAAACCGGGCAATGGTGATGCCCTGCGCGGTGATGGCAGTACTAGGCATAAAAGGCCTCCATGAAAGAAATAAAAAAAGACTAGCTCACCACTGTTACCGGTAGTAGCTGAAGTCCACGGAAATCCGGTAGATGCCGGCCTCGCTATCGAAATCGCTCAGGCCCATGCGCACATCGGCCAGAGTGTTGATGTCTTCCAACAAGGCGGACAGCACCTCGTCCTGCAACTGCTCGCAGGCCGCGAACGTGCGGGCATAGGGATCGACCTGCACCCGCGAGCGCTTAAGCAGATTCAGGCCGTCGAGCGCAACGATGTGGGCCTGATCCACCGGCGTGTAGACGAGAATGGGGTACTGAGCATCTGGCGGTGCCACCAAGGCATAAACCTCACCGCTGGCCAGGTGCTTGATGGCGTCATAGAAGTCTTGCATCGCTACCGCCGGTTAAGCGTTTTGGCTTCAAGCTCGATCCGCTCGGCAAGCCGTGTCTTGATTGCCTGCGCGGCCTCAGCACGTTTGGCCTCCAGTGCCGGGCGTAGGAAGGGCCGCGCACTCATCTTGCGGCTGCCGAATTCCAGGAAGCGCCAGTACCAGGCGTCCTGCGAGAGGTTTTGCTTCTTGCCTTGCTTGCGGTACTTCTTGCCGTGGCGCACCAGCACGAAGAAGGTCTGGCGTCCCGCACCGGACAATTCACGTATGCGTTTCATGATCACCGAGCGCTTGAGCGTTCCGGGCGGCGGGTGATTTGGCCCCAGAGACGCCGCAGCCTTGGGTGCGCGGACTTTCGCTTCATCCCGGATCACCTTGGCCCCGGCGTAGACCGATGCATGCAGGCCATTTCTAGCCAGCCGCTCTGGCAACTCTCGCAAAGCCCGGTCCAATTCGGCCAGGCCCTCGATGCGAACGGTTTCGCGCTTAAGCATCATCCAAGCCTTCAGAGACCAGCAAGATCAGCGCAACACGCTGCTCGTCGTCATTCAATGCCGAGTGGATGTTGAAGATCCGGCTGCGGTAGAGCACCCGCATTTGTGCGACCTGCTGCGGGTTATCAAAAATTGCCTGGTAGCGCACCGTGATCTGGTGCGTGATTTGCGCCGACAGCCTGTTTGCAATCACCGCTTCGCGCCCTGACAGCGGTTGAATGTCGGCCCAGACGGTGGCAACAGGAATCCAGATGCGCGTTAGCCCACCCAGTCTGTCCTTGGTGGTGCTGGGGCGCTCAATCCTGATTCGGTGCTTGAGTGCGCCAGAAGCTATTGCGCTCATACCATGGCCACCTTGTAAGGATCGAGCAATCCGTCGACGAAAGGCAGGGCATCGATGCGTCCCCGAGACAGCACGGCCACCTCCTCGCGGTGGCTATAGAGACTGCCCAAGCGCAACTTGATCCAGCTCTTGATGCCTTCGGGTACTTGGACAGCAGTGCCGTATCCTGTGTCAAAGGTGACGATCACAGACCCAATTTGTGGGAGAGTCGGGGGCCAAGTCTTACCAAATACCAGGGTGAGTCGCGCAGGCTCGCATGCTGCGTCCAAGACGTAATCGCCAGGCGGCATCAACTGAGGGTTGCCATTCATGTCAAGGTACTCGATGCTGACCAATGACTGCACTGGGCATTTGTCAAGAAGGATTGCGTGACCAGGCAAGCTAAAGGAAGCATCGGATGGAACATGATTGGCCAAAGAACCCGGAAAGTCGTCGAGAACAAGCTTCCAGCGGGCAGTGGTGAGCTGCCTGCCGGTCAGGGTCTCGGCTGCTTGCCGGGCCGCAGTGATGAGCGATGCGATCAGCATGTCATCCTCGTCAAAATCCACCCGCAGATGGAGTTTGGCTTCCCACAGGGACGCCGGCTCCTCTGAAGGCGGGGTGACGAGCTGCAATGGCATTTAGATCACCTGAATCACACCGGCCTGATTACCCACGTCAGCCGGTGCATAGCGGGGATTGACTCCGAGCAACTGGGCCGAGGTGATGCTGGTGGCCACGCCAACGGTCACTGTGACGCGAACAAACCCGAAGCCGTTCACGGTGTCGAGCTCTTCAGACTTGACATTGACGAGCATCTGTTTGTTGTCACCCGTGGCTTTGACGATCTGGGTGATTGTTTTGCCGCTGATGTCTTTGGCACCCGTGCCTACACTGTCCAGCGCCTGCTGCAACTTGGCGTCGACCGTGGTTGAGGTGCCAAGAACGCCAGTCTGCACCAGTGCCAGAAATCCGAGGTGGTTGGCAACGGACACCCAGCCGGTGCTGACTGCACCTGCAGCCTGTGTGGCCGGATCGATGGTTGCAAGTACTGCGAGCATCTCGCTTGCTTTTGAATTGGGATACATGGTTTTTCCTTGTAGGGTCCAGCGGCTTAGCGCGCGCCAAGTTGGATGAAGGGGGACATGGTTGTGCTGCCTTTAGCGGGCGCAATGGGGGTCACGATCTTGGATTGGCCGTCCATGCGGAAGGTCGTGCGAAAAGCCGTGAGATCGGCATCGAAGTACAGGTGCATGGAAGTAGCGGTCTGCATGCCACTTGCCTTGGTGATCGTTTGGTAGTACCTCAGGTCCACCAGCAAGATGTCGCCTTTGGCCGAGAAGGTGTTGGCGTGTTGAAACACAACCACCGGACGACCCAGGAGCGTGCCGTAAGGGGAAGCCTGAATTCCACCAACAGTCAGTCCCGTCGGGATGTGGATCGGGTAGTTTCCCAGCGTCAGCGTGAAAAGCGCTGGCAACACATTGTTGTTAACGATCCAGACCGCATTGGCAAAGGAGCCCGTCGGCAGACGCGAAATCATCTTGGCCAGGTTCTGAGGCACAAGTGTTTGTGTGGTCTGGCCAGTCTCTTTGGCAACGGTCACTGTTGCGCCCGAACTCAGAGCGCCGACAGGAACACCATTGCCAGCGCCAAACAGAATCGACTCGTTCATCTTCCACCGAATGGAGGTCGCAACTTTGTCCGGCAGGTAGCTGGTCAGCACACTGGCGTCATCCAGCAACTCGTCCGTGGTGGGCACGAGCGCCATGAGTTTTTTTAGGCGCAAAGCGGCCAAACCCAGGACTGGCTTGCTGGCAATGGCAGAAGCAGCTTCGCCCTGCCAGTAAGCACGGATGCCATTGGTACCCCAAGGAGTCGTCTCATCTTTGAGAAACGCCATGCTGTTGCCAGAGATCTCGACGTTGTCGGTCATTGGCAAAAGTGAGTCTTCGCCCAGTGAGAGCTGAAAAATCTGCTGAGAAAATTGGGGTGGCACCATGAAGCCGCCGTCCTGACCCGAGGACTCGTTGGCAAAGCTGCCGGGCGCAACAGCACCACGGCCACCGCCAATTAGCAAGCGCTCATCAAGCGACTTGCCAGGCTTTTCTGCCTGGTAGACGGCCTGCATGAACTCGCCTACCGACTGGAAGCCGTGCATTGGATCGGCCTGGCGGTTATCGGTCACGATCACGTGCGCACTGTGGGGCGGATGCATGGCTCCAATGGCCATTTGCGCCTCTTCAGCAATCAGACTGGCCTCACGGTCAATTGCAGCCGAAGCTGATTCGATACGAGCCTTTAATGCATCGAATGCGCTGACCTCCTCATCGCTCATGTCGCGATCATCAGCAGCAACGCGCTCGGTCAGCGCGCGGGCCTCTTTAACCAAGGTAGATTTGCGAGCCTGCAGCTCGCGCATTTGTTTACTCATGAAAAGTTCTCCAGAAATTAAAAAGCCACCGTATCCCGAAGGAGTCAGTGGCTGGTTGGGGAACGACCGACGGGTCGTGTCAATAAAGAGCTGTGCTCAACGGAGCACCGCCTAAGAAATCAGTGATCAGACGTCAAAGATAGGCCAGCGAATTTCTCGCTTGCAACAAACGCGATGCCTGCGGTTTGTTCTGAATCTTGGCACTGCGGCGCATCTTGCGCACCACGTCATCCAGGGTGGCAATGCCGTCGACCATGTTGCTGGCAAGGGCGGCATCGGCACCTAGCACCCGACCCTGGCCCATGCCATATCGCACATGGGCAATGGAGACCCCACGGCCCTTGGCAACTGCCTTGGTGAACGCTGCGTAGTAGTCATCGACGCGGGACTGCATAAAACCCTGAGCTTCTTCGTCCAGCGGCGCATATGGATTGCCCTCGACATTGAACTTGCCCGCCGATATGAGCGTGGTTTTAACGCCTGCCTCATCCATGACTTTGCTGTAGTCCTGGTGCGCCTGCCACACACCGATGGAGCCCACTTCACCGCCGGGAGTGACATAAAACTCGGAGGCACAAGCGCCAATCCAGTAGGCCGCCGAGGCAGCCAGACTGTTGGCAATGGCAATGACCGGCTTTTGCACCCGGGCGCTGATGATTTCATCGGCGAGCTCTGCAACGCCATAAACGCTGCCTCCGGGGCTGTCGATGTCGATCAGAATCTGGCTCACACTTTCGTCAGTGAGTGCCTGACGCAAACTTGCAGCGAACTGCTGGGTGCTGACACTTCCAGGGCCTGAGACGTCGTCGACCATGTTGCCGCGCTGGGTGACGACACCATAGAGCGGCAAAACAGCGATACCGTTTCCAGCACCACCTCCGTTGACCTGATTGGACTGACGCCGGACCTCACGGGCGCTGCGATCTGCTGCGATGCGTTGCATCACCTCGTCACTTGCGGGCGTGTTACTCGACCAGCGTGCAAGCACGGCCGCCACGGCATTCAATCGTTCGGGCATCAAAGCCCAGGGTGTCGCCAAAAACTCGGCGATCAGAAGTTGTTGGTTCAAGGTGTTTTCCCCAGTGCAATCAGTGATTGAGTCAGTTCTGCTTCATCAATCGGGTTAGCGCTGATCGCGTGAGCCCATGCAGCTGCACGATCAGGTGAGACGGCCAGTGCTTCGGCGATCAGCGCTATGTCTTTGTCATCAATCGTTCCGGCGCGGCTGATGCGCCGTGCCCATCGTTCAGCGGCGCTCGCCACCACGACCGACAAACGGACGGCGGCTGTGTCTTCTGCATCATTTTTTGCCTCAGTCTTTTCTTGGGCCGGTGGTTTTGCAGCCTCTGCATCCGCTTCAAGATCTTCAGCCGAGCCTTCTTCAACCATGTTCAAGAGGCGCAGCGGCTCATCTAGTCCGTCGATTGGGTTCAGGTTTTCTGCAATACGTGCTTCGTTACGGGTAAGCCAGCCGTTTTGAATTCCGCTTTGGTAATAACTTGAGCGGCTGGCAGCATCGCCGCGCATCAGGTTGGCGAAATCAAATTCGATCTCGATGTCATCGCCTTCAAACAGCAACTCCGATTCGATGTTGGCCTCCCAGCGCTCAGCCCAGGGTGTCATGGTATGCATGACAAATTCCAGGCTTTGCTGCTCAATGTTGGAAAACGTGGCACGCTCAAGATCGGCAATCATGTGCGGCGGCACGCGAAAGAGTCGTGCGATGTCCGTGATCTGAAACTTACGCAGCTCTAGAAACTGAGCGTCCTTGTTGGTGACACCCACTTCGTGAAACTTCATGCCGTTTTCCAGAACCAATACCTTGCCCCGGTTGGCACCGGACTGCGCTTGTTGGTAGGACTCACGAAACACCTTCTTGGCTTCGGAGTCCTTGAAGGAGCCCGGAAATTCAATCCAGCCGCCGGTGGGTTTGGCGTCGTTGGCAAAGAAGCGTGCGCCGTAGTCCTGGGCGGCCAGCGCCATGCCGAGGTTTTCTCGTGCAAGCTCAATCGGGCTCATGCCCATCAAGCCGTCCGAGGACAGTCCGCGCAGGTGCCAGACCTCGCCTCTGGGCAATATCATCTCCGTACCGGACCTGTCAGTAACCCAGTAGCGGTATTCACCAGAGCGCAGCAACTCGATCTTGACCCGGTCCGGATGGATCGGCATCAACTCGATGATCTCACCACGCGGGTTGGTGATGATCTGGTTGTAGGCGTTGCCGCGCAAAGCCAGGTGGCCTTGCAGCATCTCACGCCATTCGAAAGGATTTTGAAACCGGTTCGGGCGCTTGGCCATCAAGCGGTAGAGCCAGTGATCCGTGACCTTGTCTTTGCCACCGTCTGGGCGGCGCTGGTAAACCGCCAATGGCAGCGATGCCATGATTTCAGCCAGAATGCGCACACAGGCATACACCGCAGCCACGCGCAGCGCGCTGTCGGGTGAGACACGCATACCGCTGCCAGTCCGGGCAGAGACCGGCTCAAACCAAAATTCACCGTACGGGCTGCGGTCACCGCTGGAGGCACCGGGTTCACCGGATCCGCGAAAGCGATCAAAAAAACTAAACAGTCCCATCGATTTAGAGCAACACCAACTCGTAGTCGGATCCCAGCACCACCGAGTCGCCCGGTTTGATCGCGCGCGACAGCGCCATGATCAGTGCCACGATGCCGTCGATCTTGTTTTCTGCTCGCTCCTTGCGGGGGTAAATATTGTCTTTGGCGTCCAGATGGGCCACCACGTTGCTGACCATCCAGCCCAGCACCGGGTCGCCGTCGTGAACCAATTTCTTTTGAAGCACTAAGGCTTCAAGCGTCTTCATTGGTTCTGAAAAATTCAGCACCGTCGGACGCACTTCAATCATGGGCAGACCCTCACTCATCATTCGGGTCGAGAGTTGCGTCGCCTGAAACGGATCAAATGCAACGGCCTGCACCGCAAAGCTGGAGGACAGGTCGTTCAGATCCGCTTCAATCCAACTGAAATCAATCACATTGCCTGGCGTCACGGTGAGGCGTCCGGTATGCATCCATCCCGGATACTGACTGTTGCCATTGGCGTTAATTGTGTCCTCTGGCAGGTAGTACTTGCCGAAGACCGCAAACGCGTCGGCAATCTCAGGATAAGCAAACACAATCACCAAGGCGGCAATGTCCGTCTTGCTAGCCAGGTCCAGGCCCACCCAGCAGGGCTGACCGACAAAGGACTCGATGTCCAGGTCCTGATCAGCACACGCGTCCCAGGAGCGCATGTCCATCCATGCTGTGTCGGCATTGACCCACTCGTTCAAGTGTTTGGTCTTGAAATTGTTCATCGCACTGGGCAATTGCATGGCCTTGGCCTGCAGCGATCCCAGAATTTTCGGGCGCACGGAGATGCCCCAGTTGGGGTTGGTCTTCATCAGCGAGTCTTCGCTGGTCCAGTCATCTCCGTCATCAAGGCCATAGACGATGCCAAACTGGCTGTCGTTCTCGAACACACCATCGAGCAGCCGGGTCACAAAAGTGCGCACCTCGTAGCAAATGCCGGATCGGTTGCTGCCTGCGCTGGTGATCACCCACAGAAGTGAGTTGTCCCGTTTGCCGGTACCGGTCTCGACAACGTCGTAGACGGTTCGGGTTTTATGGGCATGCAATTCATCAATACAACCAAAGTGAATGTTCAGGCCATCAAGGGTAGAGTCTTCTGCCGAGAGCGCTTCAAACTTGGAGCCGGTCTGCAGCGCGTTCATGTTGTGTGCACCGACGTTGACAGAAAACCTGCTGTGAAACCCCGGTGATCTGCGCGTCATAGTCTGGGCATCACCAAAAACAATGCGTGCCTGGTCGCGGGTGGTGGCCAAAGAGTAAACCTCGGCACCACCTTCACCATTGGCAGCCAGCATGTACAGCGCAAGCGCAGACGACAGGGTCGACTTGACGTTGTCGCGTGGCACTTCGATGTACGAGCGCCGAAAGCGGCGATTGCCGTCGGGCTTGACCCACCCGAACACGATGGTCAGGATGAACACCTGCCAGGGTTCTAACTTGATCGTCTCGCCTGCCAGCGGTCCTTTGACGTGGGGCAGGTGCTCAATGAACGCGCACAGGTTATCGGCGGGATGAAATACCCGGCCATCCTTGGTTGTGAGCTTCGAGTTAAAGCGATAAGGGCTGTCTTTGCCTTTGAACCGGTTCAGGTCTGTCAGCTGTCGCTCGCACGCGCGCTTTACCCACTTGCAGGTCAGGATTTTTCCGGCAACGACGTCTTTGGCGTACTGGCGGGCGATGACTGCATAGTCAAGTTTGGCCATCGACATCAACCCGCAATATCGGCCCAAGGGTCGTTATCTCGTGGAGTCTCACTGGGTGCCGAGATCTGTGAACGTGCCGCCGGGGTGAAGCCCATCTCGGTCTCGTAGACCTTCATCTCCATGGCTAGTTCGCGAATCACGTCCATCAGTGGCGAGCGACGCAAGATACCGCTGGGTGTCTTGATGATCATCCCAGAGACACCGACACGATTGATCTTGGCCAGCGCCTCGCGGTACAGGCCAGAGCAGTTCGCCCAGCGTTCCAGCACGGACAAGAGTCCGGGCGGGGAATTGGCCACCGCGTAGTTCCACGCTTCCTTGGCTGCGTCGCTCATGTACTCGGGCGGCGTGCACAACGCCGTTGTTGGCCGGGGCTCGTGGGGGTTGGTCCGGCATTTCTGCACGGTGCCTTTGGATCTGCTTGATTGCCAGCGGAAGCGACTTACGACCAGCCATAGGGATGGGGCTCAATTCTTCAAAAAAATGTTTTCAATTTGCACGCGCAAAAATTTGACTAGGGCCACGCATCTTTGGCCGCCGTCTGTAGAGATTCAGACCCCCTACCCTCTAAGGAGGGGTGGTCAGCGCCGAGCAGCGGTCTCGCGTGCTGTCTTTCGGTTGTGACAAGAAACGCACAGCGCCTGCAAGTTGGCCGTGTCAAAGCGAGCACCGCCGTCCTTGAGGGGCGTGACGTGGTCAGCCACAACCGCTGGCACCACAAGCCCACGCTGCTCGCATGCGCAGCACACCGGGTGCTGTCGCAAGAAGGCAGCACGCACCGCGCGCCACTGAGTTGATTGATAGAAGCTCACCTCGGTGTCGAAGCTGCGCCGGGCACGGCCGTAGTCACGGTGCACCGCTTTGCGATGGGTATCGCAATAGCCAGGCCTTGCCAACACAGCACCACAACCGGGGTGTCTGCAAGGGGTTGGCGCTGACAGTAGCATGAAATCGACAGTCTTAAAAATGTTCGTAACTATTTGCGGGACTTGTGGGTTCAGGACTTGGCTTTACTTGTGTTCAGAGCGTTCATACGAACACCAGCAACAACCCAAAGGAAAAGCAATCATGAGCAACAGCACCCGAGACCAGCAACTCCAGCAAATCGCGCTGGATCACTTGTTTATCGCAACCCTTGAGACCCGCAGCAGCGACAGCCTTGACTTTCATGACGTCAGTGTCTGGGCCATCAAGACCGCCTTTGATGCTGGCCTCAAGGCAGCAAAAACCAAAACCACACCCACTCACACCCAATCCTGATCGGAGCCGACCATGACCATCCAACTCACACCCGCCCAACACGCCATCCTGGCCTACGCCCATCAGCACACCGAGGGCAAGATCACCTGGTTTCCCGACAACATCAAAGGCGGCGCACGCAAGAAGGTGATCGACGCCTTGTTCAACCGCGCACTCATCACGCCGCTGCGCGATGACTGGTTCGTCGCTGTCGAGGGCTACGAGGCCCTGGGTGTGCCACGCAAGGCACCGATGAGCATCAAGGCCATTGACGCTGTTATTGAGGGAGCGACGCAAGCGTCAGCAACAGCAACAGTGATCACGCCGCCACGGACGCGTGACAACAGCAAGCAAGCCCAGGTGATTGCGATGCTCAAGCGAGCCGAGAGTGCAACGATCACGCAAATCTGCGAGGCCACCGGATGGCAATCCCATACGGTACGCGGCACTTTTGCCGGAGCCTTTAAAAAGAAACTTGGACTGGAGATCATCTCCAGCAAAGCTGACGGCAGCGAGCGGACTTACCGCATCACCACGAATTGAGACCAGCCATGACATCCATGACCATCACCATTGAACGCACGCCTCGCACCCTGCAATTTGAGAGCGCTGCCATTGAGGTTGAGGAGTTGAGCGTTCGCTTGCCATTTGCCCAAAAATCTGCCAACCTCAGCGAGGTGGGCGGCGAAGGCAACTACAAAGTGTTTGTGATCGAGACCCGGGAGATGAGCCCTGCGGAGTTCGATGGCTTTGCCTGCCAACTGCTCAAGTCACGCGACTGGCTCAGTGGCAAGGGTGGCTACCTTGCGGACGGCAGGCTTTGCGTTGAGGTCCACGCCACCGGCAGGCCCATCTTGTATGTCGACCCCTCCGGCGGAGATTACGGTCGCTACGTTGCCAGAATCGGCTAACTTCATTTAGATCAATGCAGATCAGGCAACCTGGTCTGCTGTCTCATCGTCATACTGAGCTTTGATGATGTCGTAGATCATCCAGGCTTTGCGTTGCTCACCCATCTTGGCGTTGTGCACACGACCCAGGCAGACCTGGACCCAAACCTTAAAAACCTGTGCTTTAGACTGACCTCGCAGTCCCTTCACCATCTGCTTGGCCTGTTCAATTTTTTGTTCGCTCATCGTGTTCCTGTTCCAGTGCTAAATTGCACTTAAACCATTCACGCTCTGACCAAAGAGGAAGCCAAGTTACTTATTAAATACTTGCCATCACAGTGGCGTTTCAGCCATTTGAAGCGCGGACAGTGCTGGACCAAGGTCGTCAAACTTCACTTGATCAGCCTGACGTACCGCTTGTTTCCCGGAGAAAGACTGCCAGCGTTTGACGATCACATCCACGTACTTGGGATCGAGTTCAATGAGCCGGGCACGTCGGCCCGACTTTTCACAAGCGATCAGAGTGGTGCCAGAGCCGCCAAACGGATCCAGCACGATGTCTCGTGTTTTGCTGCTGTTCCTGACCGCACGCTCCATCAACTCCACCGGCTTCATAGTCGGGTGCAAATCGTTCTTGTGTGGCTTTTTGATGTGCCACACATCACCCTGGTCGCGTGCATCGCACCAGTAATGCTGAACACCGTCTTTCCAGCCGTAGAGGATGGGCTCGTACTGGCGCTGGTAATCCGCGCGGCCCATGGTGAAGGTGTTCTTGGCCCAAATGATGAAGGTGGACCATTTGCCCCCTGCGGCGCGAAACGCTGCCTGCAAGGTATCGAGTTCTGACGAACTCATGGCGATGTAGACCGCACCCTTGGTGACGTCCAGGATGTTCTGGCATGCCGACTGCAAGAACGCTCCAAAGTCAGCGCCCATGTTGTCGTTCAGGATGGGACGGTCTTTGCCGCGCATCTTGTCCTTGGCCGTGTTGGCGTAGTTGACGTTGTAGGGCGGATCGGTGGCAGTCATGTCCACCAGTTCATCGCCTAGCAGCGCCGTGTAATCTTCTGCTTTGATGGCATCGCCACACAGCAGCTTGTGCTCGCCAAGGACCCAGATGTCGCCGGTTTTGGAGACGGCTGTCTTGGCCACCTCAGGGGCCTGGTCTTCATCGGTGAGACCGTCGTTGCTGGGGTCGCCCGCGATGAGCTTGTCCCACTCTTCGACGGTAAAACCGGTAAGACCCAGATCAAAGCCAGCTTCCTGCAACTCGGCCAGTTCAAGACCCAGTAGATCTTCGTCCCAAGAAGCGTTCTCGCCGATTTTGTTGTCGGCCAGGATCAATGCTTTGCGCTGAATCTCAGTCAAGTGCTCCATGACCACGACAGGCACCTCGGACATGCCGAGCTTGCGGGCAGCAAGCAGTCGGCCGTGATCTGCGATGACGTTGTTTTGCCCGTCCACCAGGATGGGTGCATCCCAACCAAACTCGGTGATGCTGGCCGCGATCTGTGACACATGGGCGTCCGAGTGCAGCTTGGCATTTTGGGCGTAAGGGATCAGGGACTCAATCGGCCGGTATTGGATTTTGATGGTGGGCTTCATGCTGCTTCGGAAACGAAAAAGCTCGCGTGAGACATACTCGTCGCGGGCTGTTGAATGAGGGTGGCTGCAAGACACATCTCTCGCAACCGTAGACAAAATGTAAGCGAAATTCCGGCAAAACGCGACACGCTCAAATTCGCGTTTTCTCCGCAATAGCCCACAGGAACACGCGCCATTTGTATCTGGCACGCAACTACCTGCAACTACCCCACCAAACTTCCCCGCACTAGGTTGCTGGCGACGATGTACATGGCAATTTCCCAGCGACGCTGGGCAGTGCGTGGTGCACAGCCGAAGCGTTTGCCGATGTCGTACCAGCGGTAATGTGCCGCCTACATCCACACCAGGTGGCGCTGCTCGATCTCGAGCCACTGGACCCAGCCCATGACCTCGAGCATGCACTCCACCTCGGCCGGGGTGGGTGGAAACTGGTAGACCGGGGCATCGTCACTGGCCATGCGCTCGTAATCGGTTCGCACAATGGTGGGCCAGACGTTGAAGTGGCCCTGCACCCGAACTGGCGGGAGTTTGTGGGCCGTGCGTGAGGCCTGGATGAAATAGTCGGCAACCTCGTCCGCCGATCAGCCGTCCCGTGGTGTTGGTATGACCATCTCACACCTCCTGCGTGTCAATGGCCCAATGCAAGAGCGCCAGCGCATCGGTCTCGTTGTCATCGGTGACCGGGTGGCCCAGCAAACGCATGGCAGCAATCACTTCGCCCTTGGCCGCATTGCCTTTGCCGGTGGCGTGCTTTTTGATCGTGCCCACTGGCACGCCCTGATAGGCGATGTTGTGGTGCTCGCACCAGGTGGTGAGCGTGGCCATCAGGCCGCCGTAGACATGAGCTGCGTCCACCCCTGCATGACGACGAACTTCCTCGAAGTACACGGCGTGGATGTCGGTGGCCAGCGCTTTGATCTCGGTAAGCCAGCGTTTGAATCTCAGGTAACGCATACCGCCGCCTTCAAACCGCTGTGGTTTGAAGCTGGCGAAGCCGTGCGCGATCTGTCCGTCTTTGAATCTCAGTGCCCAACCAGTCGTCGTTCCAAGATCAATGGCCAGAACCACCACCCGGTTTCCCGGCAACGGTGTATCGACCGATGAAACACTCCGACGTAGGTCAGAGGGAACCACAGGTCCCTCTCCTACGTAGTGGGAGGGGGTTTTCTCCAGCTGAATTTTTCATGAAAACCCAGCATCCATGCGGGTTTGCGGCCAGTTGGCAAGTTGGCAGCGTTGCCAACTGCCAACTTACGCATAAGTCGTTGATTTATATGGGAATTAAGTTGGCAAGGGTCTGCCAACTGAATCCAGTTGGCAAAAGGTGGGGGCCAGTTGGCAAAACTTTTGCCAACTTGTTTCCGTAAACCCTTGCTGGTCCCTGCGTACTCATGCGGGTCCATGCCAGCCGTTGCTAACGGATAGCCATTGAGGGTGTTTGCAGGTTGGTACGGGTCAATACGGGCGCATAACAAAGCTGCACTTGTGCGGGTTCTATCTTGGCAAATCGTGTTCATTCTTGCTCCTGCGGGTCGTTACTAATTTCTTGGTACACCCACACTTCCGGGTTTTCGATGGGCATTGCAGCCCCGAATTGCGGGCATTTGTAGTGGGTTGGAAGCACCTCGAGCGGGCGCAGTGGCAGGCTCGCCTGTGTGCGTATTCAGGACCATGCCCTCGACGCACAGGTAGCCAAACTTGGAGCGCCCAATGGAGGGCAGTCCGTAGTCCGTGCTGTTGCGAAAAACTTGATGTAGCCCTGCGTGGAAAGGGCTGAGATCCGCTCGCCGTCCAGACCAGCCTTGCCCTCAAAGGACTCGGCCAGTTGGTTGGCTGTGTAGCAGCGCCCCTGCGCCGCTTCCTCAAAAAGGATTTGCAGGATGGCATCGCGCTTTCGCCTGCGCTCTGCATCGAGCCGCTCGCCGTACTCCTTGAGTACCAGCCTGTCATTGACATCGACCTCGTGCCACTGGCCGCCCATCTTGTCGACGAACTTGGTCTCAATGGCCGGGCCGTTGCGCAGCTCGTAGATCAGGTGGCGCGTGCTTTGCGCCTCATCGGGGCGAAACAACAGCATCCCGGACGAGTAGTAGCCGCACAGGCTGCCAGCACCTGCCAAGGCCTGAAACGGGTCTTCCTCAAACTGGCGCTTGCCCAGCTTTTTGGTGTGGTGCGCCAGGATCACGCCCGCCTCGCGAATGCGCTCCACACGCTGTGACAAGAAGTACAGCATCACGCCGTTGTCGTTCTCACCTCCTGCGTCGCCCCCATCAAAGACGTTGCGGATCGGGTCGATCACGATGATGTCGGGCGCGAGGCCATTGAAGGCAGCCACCATGGCCGGGATGACCTGAGCCAGTCCGTCGTCGTCCAGAATCAGGCGCAGCTGCGGCGTGGCGATGAAATTGGTACGCGCCAGCGTAAGGTACGCTGACGAGAGGCGAATACTTTTCACCAGCTCACGCAGGTAGTGGTACTGGACCTCGGCTTGCAGGTAGATCACCCACAGCGGTCGGGGTGGGCTCATTCCCAAAAACGACGCACCGGCAGCCATGTGGGTGAGCCAGGCCAGCAAAAAATCGCTTTTGCCGACCTTGGGTGCACCGCCAAAGACCAGCAAGCCGCCCGGGGTCAGCACGCGCGGCTGAATCAAATCATCAGGGAGCGGTGAGTCATCGTCGAGCAATGCGCCCAGCGTGAAGGTCGGCACCATGGGCGCTGCAGCTTTGAGCGCCCGGCGCTCGGCCTGCGCGATGAAGGCAGCGCAATCAAAGCCTTCCTTTGTTGCATCGGCCGCATCCCACTTGAGCGGTTTGTCAGCAGGCGGCACGAGGATAGCTACCGGACTGGCAGCCCACGGCCGCGCAGGCGCGTGCAGCGCTCTCTGCGTAGTCCCAGCCCGGCGCATCGCGGTCGGGCCAGATCAGCACATCTTTGTTCTTGAGGCGCAGACCAGTCAGTCTTGTCCACAGGTGCTTTGGTACCGTTCATGGCGGTGGTGGCCACGATGCCTGCGCCGATCAAGGCGTCGGCGCATTTTTCGCCCTCGACCAGGATCACGGTGTGGGCCTTCATCAACACTGGCAGGTTGTAAAGCGGGCGCGGATCGGGGGCATGCCACATCCGTGTGCGGACATCCCACGGCCTGAACTCCTTGCCCGATGGCGGGTCGTAGCGGTAGACACAAGCAATCAGCTCGCCATCGAGCCAGACGTAATCCCACTTGGCGGTGTAAGGGTCGAATTCATCCATCGGTACCATTCGCATATCGCGCCTGGCTCCGTGGTCGACTGGCGGCGCAAAGCCAAGCCACTGACGGATTTCATCGGCGATGCGCGGAAAATCCTGCTGCGTCGACAGCCCCCGTGATTTGGCTCAGGCTGCGATCAGGTCGCCACCATCGTCATCGGCGAAATCCTTCCACAGCCCACGCCGGGGACCATCAAGCTCCACCACCAGGCTCTTGCCCGGCGCGCCATCAATGTCACCCATATAAAACTTGTTGCCGCGAATTCGGCAACTGGGGAACAGGTACAGCAACACCGATTCGAGCCGGTCCAGCAAACCATCCCGGAGCGCCTGCGTGTCAGCCGCTGTTTCCAGTCTTTGTTCGGGGGCGTTGTTGTAGTCCAGCCAGACGATGTTGTCAGCTGTCATTGAGTCCCCCAGCGGCGGTCCTGTCAAACGCAGAACTTGCACTCCATATGGGTAGGTGTGGTGGCGAAACGTGGCAAGACCTCATCAGCGCTTGTGGCGGTGATCACGCGCACAGCGCGGTCGGACATACGCTGCGTCAGCCTACCATCAAAGGGCACTAACTCGAACCAGATTTCCTGGGTGTCTTTGTTGATGGCTGTAAAAAGCGCAGGGTTGGCAGAGATGCCAGGAATGTAGGTCTCCATGTAGGCTTGATACACAGCCACCTGCGCGGCATAGACAGGCTTGGACATGGCCACCCCGTGTTTGACGGTATCGCGCCAAGACTTGTCGTTCATGGTCTTGAACTCCCAGAGCGCCGGATAGCTCACGCCCAGATCAGCCGGACCGGTGCTCAATATCCCGTCGACATGGCCTCGGATACGGCCTCCTGCCACGGAGAAGCCGAACTGACCGTCTTGGACTTTGCGCGTGTACAAATCAAACCCCGCTATGCGCAACCAGCGGATGGCCAGATCTTCCAGCGTGTGGCCCACCTCAAAGATGCGCAGTAGGCGACCTGAAAAATCACGGCCCTCGTCCACTGGTGTGTGCGTGTACTCGTATTGCAGCGCGCGCTCGCGGATCAAGGCGACATCAATGAGCTGGCTGATCTGCTCCTGAATTTTGGGGCGGGCGTTGAAGTCCAACATCACACACGACCCTTCTGCAGGTTCAGACGCTCTTGCAAAAACGCACGGTCGCGCGCGGCCATGCGTTCATGTTCAGCCGTCATATGGCCTTGGTAGGCCGTGACCACGACATCAATCAGTGTCAGTACCTCCATGCGGCTGTAACTGGCCAGCGGGCGGTCCATGCCAATTGAGCCAACGAATTCGTCCAGTGGTTGCAGGCACGTGCCCATGGCGGTGGTTTCCATTTCACTTGGATCAATCATTTTTCCCTCCGTCTTATTCATGAGTGTTGAAAAGGCGTTTTGGCAGCGGCGCGAACAAAACACCCATTGGTCTGAATAGCGACCGGGGTCGCTTCGTTTGAGGCTGGGGTTAAACCAGCCGTAGCCTTTGGCCTGGCGGGCACAGACCGCGCACTTCAAGCCGCCTCCAAAACATAGGAACGGCTGCTGCTATGCGTGTCATTGGCAGCGGTGACCAGGCGCTTAATCTCTTTGCGGTTGAATTGAAACGACAACAAAGCGGAGGCCTGGTAGCGCGTCATGCCAAAGTCGGTCCGCATCGCCTCTGGCAGGTAGACCAGTTGCTTGACCGTGGGTGGCTCGTTGAGCCAGCGCCGAGTCGGCCGACTCGTGGTCGTTGAGCCAGTCATCAGCGCGCGCCATGCACACGGTGCGCTCGCCCACAGCCAGCAAGGCAGGACGCAACGACTTGGCTCCACCGATGGCATGCCAGCGGCCGTTCAGGAAAAACATGCCGCCCCAGGCCGTAAAACCCGTGGCCATCAGGGCGTCGTCGCAGCCAAACAGATCGCACCAACGGAAATTCGAGCGCTTGAGCAGATCGATTTCACTCATGATGAAATCAGACAATGCACCGCTGTCCTCTGGCTGGCTCTCCCAAATTTGGCTGCACAGTGGGCACTCCATGCAGGACAGCGGCACGGTGGCGTCGCACTCCGGACACTCTTTGGTGGGTGCTTCGCCATCCTGCGCGCGGCCATCAAGATTGACCTCAAGTTCGAGTGCACCGTGCATCAGACTGGCGGTGTCGAAATCCAGCACCACGCAATCGGACTTGATGACGCCCGGAAACTCCTGCGGGTCCACGGTACGTAGCCCACGCCCAACCATCTGAATGAAGGTGGACTTGTAGGAACTTGGGCGCAGCAACACCACACAAGATGTGGGCGTGTAGTCATAGCCCTCAGTGAGAACCGCCACATTGACCACCACCTGGGCACTGCCGGTCTCAAATGCTTGCAGCCGAGTTTTGCGCTCAAAGGGCGTCAACTCGCCGTGGATCAGCACGGACTGCACACCGGCAGCAACAAAAGCATCGCAAACACTTTGCGCATGGGCCACCGTAGAACAAAAAACAATGGTCTTGCGATCTGCTGCTTTTTGTTTCCAGTGCGCAATCACGGCGTCGGTGATAAGCGATTTGTTGAGGATCGTGGCCACCTGCTCCATGTCGAAATCGATCGCGGTGCGGCGCACGTTCTGCAATGCCTCCTGCGCGCCGACATCAATCACAAAGGTTCGCGGTGAGACCAGATGGCCGCTTGCGATCATCTCGTCCAGACCGATCTGGTCAGCCACGTTGGAGAACACCTCGCGCAGACCCTTGCCGTCGCCCCGGTTGGGCGTGGCGGTCAGCCCGCAGATGGCCGCCTTGGGGTTCTTGGCCAACACCTGGTCGATGACCATACGGTAGCTGGGTGAGGACGCGTGATGCGCCTCATCGATGACCAGCAAATCAAGCGTGGGCATCTGCTCAAGGTGAGTTTGCCGCGAGAGCGTTTGCACCATCGTGAAGGTGGCGTCACCCGCCCAGGACTTTTCTTGAGCATCAAATACTGAAGTTTTCAAGCCCGGATTGACGCGGGAAAACTTGGCCTGGTTTTGGCCGGTTAGTTCGGTGCGATGCGCCAGAACACAGGCCTTGGCATCCGGTTCAGACAACATCTTGCCAACCACCGCCGACAACATGATGGTCTTGCCAGACCCGGTGGGCGCGACAGCCAGCGTGTTGCCATGCACAGCAAGCGCGTCCAGGGTGCGTTGGACCAGCAGGGATTGGCGGGGTCGAAGCATCATGACAGTGATCCCCGCTTACTGTGCCCAGCTCGGACGACCGGAAACCGGCGCACGACCTGTGGCTTGGGCATAGGCATTGGCTGCGGGCGCAGCACTGACCGGAGCAGGCGCTCGCGGCGCACCCATGGCAGCGGCGTAGTCCTTGTGGTCTGGCGTCACTGCCGCCTTGTCCTGGCCGTTCTGGTCTTTGTCCCAGTCCACTTTGCCCAGAAACTCAATGCCATCCAGATCCGCAAAGCCGCTTATACGCTGGGCGTTTTGCGCAGCTTGGCTGCTATCACCTGGCTGAATGTTGCGCGCCGAGTTCAGAATGGCTTTCACCATGGTGCGGCCCATGTTCGCCCACTCAACTCCCTTGGGGCTGTGCAGACCAATGAGCGACCACATCTTGCGGCGAGCAAACTCTCCATCGGTCACCACGAACTCGCAGTTCAGGTACACCGAGCCGGTGCTGCTACTTCTGGTGGCATAATCGCCGGTCCAGCCTTGCGATGCATCATCAAAGCCACCGGGCTTGATGGTCATGTGCACGCGCACCAGCGTGCCTTTGGAGATCAAATCAAAAGAGGTTTGCTCGGACGCAGAATTGAAATCGAAGTAAGTCATATTCAGGATTCCTGAGTGGGGTTGAAGGAAGTGGGGGCGAAGCTGGTGTCTTCACTTGAGGTTCTGGCTTCTGGCAAAGGAGCAACGCTGCTGGCGGGCCGTGCAAAGTCGAGCCGCTCTGGTGCGAGTTTGGCCGGGCCCGCAATCTTTTCCATGAGGCGGCTCAGGTTGAGCTCCTCTATGGCGTCAAGTCGACCCGAGCGGTCTTTGGCCGGATAGCCCCAATTGTTGAGCGTGTGGCACATAAAAGCGCGGTAGCTGCTGCCGTCAGCACTTTTGAGTTCAGTTAGCGTGACCACTTCATCGACGATGCCTGGCAACTCCAGTCCGGTTTTGGAGCCATCAACCTGCAAAGAAAATACGCGGCGATTGAAGTCGTCCAGCGCCTCGTTCAGGATGCCGACGAACCACACGTTCTTGCGCCGGGTGTGCTGCAAGTGGGTGAGCCAGTCGATCATTTCCTGACCCATCAAACCGTAAGCACCCCGGCTATCGGGCTTGCCGGTTTTTTCTGAAAAGGCTTGGGGCTGACCTTTGCACCATTGAAGGCACAGACGCCCAGCCACGGTGATCGACTCCACGAACACGGTGTCGTACTTGTCCATGGTCGAGGACTCACTGAAGCGCTGGCACACCGCATCAAAGTGCGCCTGGCTGTAGGGCTGCTCATCGCGAAGCGCCGGGTTGGGGCCGCCAATGAAGACGGCAAAGTCTCGGCACTCATGCCAAGTGCGTGGGCGTACCGTGTCACCGGCCCAGCCTTCAACAACGAGGTCGCCAGCTTCCAGGTCAAAGAACAAAGTGGCGCTGGGTTTGAGGGTCCACAGTTGGGATGTCTTCCCAATTCCGCTTTTTCCAACAAGTACGCCTTTAACGCCACGGCGCTCGGCCAGCCACTGGTCAGCAGTGATGATGGAAAGGCTCATTTGCTTTCTCCTGTGTTAAGTGCCTGCAGTGCGAGACGAAAGCCGGGCTTTCCAGTTTTGAGGGTGCGGGCCGCAGAGAACGAGCTCTTGAGCGACTCGGGCCACGCGTTGAACTTAGTTTCCGAAACGCGGTAACTGATCTCGACGTACTCGGCCGGGTTATCGCCGTTGGCGGCAATGCGTTGTGTGATGTCAGCCAGACGGGCCTGATCCCACTCAATCTTTTTGGGCAAGTCAGCAGTGATGTGCACGCGTCCGTCATCGAAATGAACAACGCCGGTGTCTTTGCCTGCGGCCAGGCGCAGCTGGTGGGCCTGCGCGGAATACTTCAAATCCAGCGCCCGGTCGATGTGCTCGACGATGGTTTTAGCCATCACCAAAAAATCGGCCGCGTTGTTTTTGAGCTGAAACAGCGACTCGCCGGACTGCTCAGCCAATGCGCCTGCAGGTGTGGACAAAATTTGATCGGGATGATCAAGTGGTAGCGTGCTCATGCTGCACCTCCTACTGCACTGGAGGTGCTTTGGCGCAAGCTGTCGGACTCGAAAGCTTCGATGTCTTCGGCGCGGTACAGCACGCGGCCCTGGATCTTCATGAAGACCGGGCCGATGCCGTCGCTGCGCCATCTCTCTAGCGTCGCTTCAGCGACGTCCCAGCGTTCTGTTAATTGGGTTTGGTTGAGGTGTTTGACCTTTTCTGCGGATTGCAATTGAATCTCCTTGGTGTTGAAAAAACGCTGGTTTTTTGAAGCTCGTTTGCTTCGCTAACCAGTGAGATGAATTTCAACAATCGGGATTCCTCAAACCATTACTCAGATTCCACAGATGCATTCTTCAAATGCGTTTCGTGCTGACAAAATGCAAAAAACCCGGACTCGTACGGGCGAGCGCCGGGTTTGAGATGGACCTGCAGGCTGGTGCAGGTTAAAGCTTAGGCTTGAGAGGTTTGCAGTGAATCAGGTAAGCGAATCAGCCCAGTGACTCAGGTCAGCCAGTCACGGTCTTCCTCCGGTATTTGCAAGACGTAAACGCCGTCACCGGACTGATACTTGATGAATCGTTTGTAGACCACCGGATTGCGATCGAACACCTTGGTGGGAGAAAACGAATTGGCTTGCGATCCGCATGCCGCACGCAGTTGTGCGTTTTCCAGTTCATGGTGCCGGGCGTCAATCAGTGCCAGCAATAAATCCCTCTGCCGTGGCTCAAGCGCATAGTCGATGCCGTCCACGCACGCCTTGCCCTGCGTGCGCACCAGACGCAGCGTGGTTTGAAACTGCGTGTCTTCAACTGCAGCTGCAACGGGCACGGTTACACGGTCACTGAAGAACTCAAACTTGCTTTGCGAGATGCGCGCAACATCACTGAGGTGAACCACATCAAAACCCATCAGAGAAGAGCCCTCGGGCAGTGGCAACGCGCCGCTGGTGAGGACCTTTGCAGACTTGTGCGCCTGGTCTTGTCGGATGGTTTCCACCATCCGCTGCGCCACCCTGTGGTCATGCAGATGGCGAGCAAAATACCAGGTCAGCGGCTTGCCACGCGCAGGCTCGGTGACGCCAATGCGCCAAGCCAGTTCGGTGGCAACTTCTTTCTTGACGCTGGGCTGCGTTCCCAGCCCAAGCATCAGCCGGTCGATGAGCTTGGACAGGCTCACCTTGTAGGTTTCCTGCAATGATCTTGGGCTGCTGACTTCACCGCATTCATCGCAGTAGAGCAGTATGTTTTCATGGGTAAGATCACGAACGACACGTGCCAGCTCCACACCACACTCAGGGCAAGTCACGTGCGAGAGCGACGCGCCAACCACGAGCAATCGTTCACGCAACAAATCACGTCCGGCGTTTCCATATTCACCCCCCAACAGTGTCATGCCGTTGATCTCGGGCTTTTCTCGCTCAAGGAGTTGGCACAGCACGCTGGTGGCACTGATTTGTGCAAGACTCACGTCGCAACCTCTTCTGCTTCGATCACGTTCAGCGAACGCAGGACGGCCAGTGCCGTGGGCTGATTTTTGTCAGCCAGGTTTTTGATGGTCGAAGATCCCGTGGCGGAGATGTCAAAGCTAAAGTGTCCGGCCTTTCGGCTTTCGGTAGCCAGTGTGTAGACGATGACCGAGGCACTGCTCATGTTGTATTCCGACTCGAAGGAGTGATGCACTTTGAGTTCCGTCAGCGCCAGCCGGATCGCATCGTCCTGGTCTTTGGCCGATGGTGCTTCCACCTGAAACGAGATACCGGTGCGTCCCATGGGCGTGAAGCGTGCACGGCGCAGGCGAACTTTCTCAATGCCGTAGGTTGACCAGTCCTCAAACGGCTCCATCATGCCGTCGCGCAAGGCATTGAGCTTGTAGCGTGTCTTCTCAATTTCTTCAGGCTTGATAGCGGTCTCCACCACATGCTTGCCAAAGAGCTCAAGCACCGCGCCATGATTCTTGGCACCACTCTTAACTACGGTTTCAATGAAGCCGGTCGACGACTGGTACACCAACGCAGTCTCCAGCGCGATTCGGGTGTTGATGCGCTTGAAACTATTCTCGGAAAAATGTGCGATCGCCGTGACGGGGCTTTTGATGTAGATGGTCAGTTGCACGCTCCCGTCGGCGGCTCGTTTGCTGACCTCAATGTGGGTGCCGTCGCCTCCGCCCACGCTTTTATAAAACTTGGCCACTTTGTGGCAAAAGGCATCGAGTTTGCTGCGGTCTTGCATTGGGTCAAGGCCTGGTTGAATGCGGTGCTTTTTCCAGTACTTTCCATTGGACTTGGCCTGAAAGGCGATGTGCATTTCTGCGTTGCGAAACGTAGTGTCTCTAAAGGTCAGCATCCACAGCGACTGCTCGCGGGCATCTCGGCTGGCAAATGCCTCCTGCACCTCGCGATCACCAGCGCATGAGGTCTGAAACTCTTGGATGGAGAGATCGTTGAACATCAGGTGTGCGCGGCGCAAGTCGTCGTGCCAGAGGTGCAACTTGTATTCAACCGACTCGCGCTCGGCTTGCGTTATCTCTGCACCCTGCATAGTTGCGTCAAGCAACGCAACTGCGTCATTGACTACGGTGGGCAGCAGTTCCTGCGCCAGGCTCCAGTCAATAGCCAGGCTCTGGCCCAGGGGATGCGCGTCGGTGAATTCGCGCAGGGTTGGCATCGAAATGTGACGCAGGAAATGTGCAGGGTTGAATATTTTCATTGTTGGTTTGCCTCATATGTATTTGCGCACAAGGCCAACCAAAACCCCAAAAATCTCAAGTTTGCCGCTGGGCCGAATGCTGGGGAAATCCGGGTTGGCGGGAATCAGGTGAAATCCGTCTTTGTCTCGTCCAAGTGTTTTGAGTGTGAATTCATCATCAACGACCGTAACCACTACTTCACCTGGTTCAGCTTGACTGCGCCGCTCGACCACAGCCAGATCCCCGCTGTGGATCCCGGCATTGATCATTGAGTCGCCTTTGACCCGCACCAGCACCGTGTTGGCGGGCCGGGCAATCAAAAAGCGGTCCAGCGTCATCTGCTCGCCACCCTCGTCGGCTGTTGGTAGGGGCATACCAGCGGCAACCGGCAGGTTGGCAATTGAGCGGTCAAAGAAGCGATCGGTCGGGGACCAGTCGCCATCCGAGGTGCGCTCCAGCATGCCCGCAGCCTCCAGCCGCTCCAGCACCTTTTTGATGCCGGACTTGGAGGCGAACCCCAAAAGCGACATCAGCCGGGTGTACGAGGGCAACACCCGGTGCTGGGCGTAATAGTCCTGCAGGGTGACCAGGTGTTCGAGATCGTTGGTTATTTTCTTCGCAGAATCATTGTAGTGAACGTTCGTTCACTTTGCAACAATTTTGTGTTTTCAATCGCAAAAGTCATTTTTACAATGATTTTTAGTTTTAACCCGCAGCAACCAGAACCAACCCACACCGGCCCGCAACTCCCTGGTAGCTTTAAAAGCAGCCCTTGCAGACAATTTTGGTTACACAAGTTTGTCAACAAGGAACGCTAGTCAATGAGCCTACAAAACACCATCAACCACCTCTCGCCTGAGCGCATGACCCCAGAGCAGCGTCGCCTGGAGATCGCCGCCATCCTCGCAAAGGGCTTGGTCCGGCTGCGCCAATCAAACCAGACCGAGCGTCAGATGCGTGCCACTGAGCGCAAAGTTTTACTTGGCTTCTCTGGTGACCAGAGCGTTCATACAGACCTCATCAACAAATGA